GGTAGTGAAATTGGGCGGATGGGTGAAGCCCCACCCGCCCGCCCAGGTTAGAACGTGAAGGAGCGCCCAACCTGAGATACTAGGCGTCGGGCTTGTATGGAGTGATTTGCCATGATGTATAATACATCTTGGCTGGGTACAGCGAAACTACGTTCCGGTGGGACGCATTTAACGAAATCGGAATTGAGTGCAGGGTCTGAAGAGAAAATTCGTGCCATGTGCCAGAAGTCAAGGAGCGAACTTCTAAATTCCCCTGCAATAGTACTCTCCGTGCGCCGGTATTCGTCGTACCTATCCTGAAAACCAAAAGTCCCGTTTGGGGACGCATGCGCAGCGTAGATTTCTTTGTTGAGGACTTCCTGCTGTCCAATTGTTTCTAGCTCCTTCTGCCAGAAGTCTTCCTTGACGCGGCGGTTGAAGGTTCGGGGGAGTCCTTGTGCGTAGATTGTTTTTGGTCGGACGGACATGACGGTGATGACGTAGCCGTGTTCTTCAAAGAATCGGCGATACCGATTAGAGCGCATCGCAGATATTCCATGGCCGCGTAGTTCTCCGACAGGGTTTTCCCCTTCTGCTGTCTGCAAAACTTCGCTAAATTGGAGAGTTTGCTTGCCACCGCCAAGGTATTCGGGGCGTTGGAGTCGTGCGTCGGAAGATCGGACATTAAGGTATCGGAGGTATTCGACATATCGTGATCCATAGCGGGCTCGTGCCTCTTCAAAGCGTTGGAGGGCTAGTGCTTCTCGCAGGACGTTGACGGTGACGGCGGAGGCCTGCGAAAGGTCGGTATAGATGTTGGGGACTTTTGTAGTGTTGTTTCCTTGGACGTAAAATAGTTCTCCGGTCGATCGGTCGACAGAATCTGACCAGTTGTTTCCTGATGGCGTAGAGCCGTCAGATTGTTTACCACCTGCCGGGAAGGCGAGCGAATAATCGTTGTTAGATGCGCCAGCAATACCCAGAACTGGCGCGGTGGTGCCAAGCGGAATCGTAATGGATGGGCCCTTTTGCTCCCAGGGACGGGAGGAGGTAAAATAATCTTTTTCCCAGCCGACATGTTGGAGGGCCGTGTTGGTGGTCGTGTCCGGCCCTGAAGTTGTGTCAATAGTGAGTTCGGTTTGTAGGTCCTGATCTCGGTAAAATTCATTGAATATTGCTGCATAGGCTCGGAACGGGAGCGCCGAAACCTCAATATTGTTAACGCCAGTAGGGACACCGAAATAATCAGCAAGAGACCCGATAGCAGCCCCAGTACCACCTCCGATGGTGACAGTCGGGAAGACAGAGTCGTCCATTCCATCGGGACCGCCTGTAATGAATTCTTCCCAGTCGTCCCAAATAATGCGGTGAGGGACGAACCAATGGTGAATCCTGCAATGAACAGGGTGCATGACTGGAGCAAGGAGAGGCGAGGCGCGGACCAGTGCTGATGTCGCATGTTGAATTGTATCCCCTGGTAGGACTTCGGTTAGTCCGATTGGAACGAGCTCCCCCATATCGCATGAGAGGAGCTTGTAGTTGGACAGAGAGTGTTTTGCGCGTTTCATAGATGGCCTTTTGTGGGTTTGATTTTTCGGATAGTGCGAACGCGTTTACCTTCACCGGCTTCAATAATCAGCGACTTGAACATGAACGCTTTGCAGCCGGGCGGCGCAGTAGTGTAAGCAGCTTCGCGCAGAGGACGCAACTTTTCTTTCGCTTTTTCCAGTACGCTTTCCGGTCCATTTTTTGGCATCCCTACGCGGAGACGTAATTGTTCTTTAAGATACCGGCCCAGAGGAAGCTGGCGGCCTTTTTCATACTGTAAGTTACTGGGGACATCTTCGAGGGCTAGCGGGAGAAACAGGAGTGTTGACGCGACTTCGTCTATGATCCCGCAGCCGAGGCCAGGTCTGTTGCTCATCCTGGCGAATTCTGGGTGACGCCCCTCTAATCGGGGGTCGTCGTAGAAGGAGGCGGTAAGTTTTTTGGTGACGTATCCTGCGATGTACCCGGCGGAGTCTTTGGAGAGCCCGCCGAGATAGATGTTTCCCATGGGGGAATTACCACTTGTCCATGCGGCGCGCACGCTGTCGCATATATGGCAGCAAGAGCCGCGCCGATAGTTAGTAACACCTTGACGACAAGAGGGATGGTTAAAGATTGCCAGATGGTAGTGAGGTCGCTTAGTTTCATCGCCATATTCTCCAACCGCAAAGAAGCGGATTTTTCTAGGTTCGATTTGTTTGCGTAGTTTTTTTAGGAACAGCTGGAGATGACGAGGTACGAGATTTCCGCCTTCCGGTAAGTGTTCATCGTTGTAGGTTAATGTGCAGAACGTGTTGTCTTCGTATTGAGAGGCTTCTAAAATTATTCGGTGGAGCCACTCACGCTTTTTGTTAACTCTGCACGGGGGACATTGGCCGCAGCCAAATGCCAACCCGTTTTTTATAAACGGGTTGGCGCATTGCATTGTTTTACATCCGATACCCGATTCGCATTGCGCCAACTCGACGACGGCTCATGCGGCGTGCACTACGACGGCGGGGGGACTTTCTGCGGCGTTTTCTATATCGCATTTTTTTATTCCTTTCTGGGGAAGACCGGTCGCCACGCTTGAGTGACGGGGTTGAATTTGAAGTGAGTTGCCCCAGGCGGCAAGTGTTTATTGGAAGGGGGTACGCCCTGGCCGAGCATAGGCATCATATGTGCATTGGCTCCATACGCCAGTTTTGAGAAAATATTGGATTCGATTGCCTCTTGGACTTCCTTAGCGGGTAATGGTGCGATTTCTCCGTAGGGGGTCCATGACCATTTCATATATGGGGTTGGGGTTGCTTCGACCCATGGGACGCCGACTTCCGTAGACGTTTGGATTGATGCTTTGTGATCTGTAACTCCTTGCCCTGGAATGATGGGATTTTCTGTAATTGGGCTTGGTGGCGATCCCGCTTGATTAGTAAGCCGTATTTCTGAAGCGAGTTTCGTGTTTTGTAGCTCCATATTCTGAAGTTGCAATTCGGCGCTACGTTGCGCAATACGCGAGTTTCGTTCTGGCTGAGATAGTGATGTATCAATGGCGCGGCCGATATCTTGACCTGCTTGAGCAATGCCCATGTCGCCGGCTTGCGTAGGGGAGTAGGAGACAGTATTTGCGCCAAGGGCGTAAATCGGATGAACTCCAGCGCGCTTAGCGTCTTCAACTTTCCATCGGATACCATTTTTAGCGAACTCAATTTGCCTGCGGTCCGCTTTGTCCGCTTGTTTTGATGCCATGAAGCCGCCGAGTAGACTGCTACCGGCCGATACCAGAGCGCCGAGCATTTGTTGTTATCCTTTGCAAGAGATTTGAGACCACATATTGCGAGTAGGTTTTTTTCTAGATACCCCAGCGCCCGTTTTTTTCTTTGCATGTAGCACCTGTTTACGTTGTTTCCTGCGAACGCATAGTGCAACGTGTTTTGGAACCTTGAATGCGATCCGCGCTTTCGTTTGACGACGTATAGCGTCGCCAAACGTGTCTCGGGCAACGAGTCGTGTTGCATTGACGTTTTTTGCGATAGGTGGCGCGGAGTAACGATCTGGACGGTAGGTACGGGCGTCGGGGTAAGTGTTGGTTGTAGTTAGGATGACGGATGGACTTGCTAGTGGCCGTGCAGCGTAGCTAGTGGTGATGTTGGAGATACCACGCCCGGCCGTTACATTCGTTTTTGGTGAGGATCGCTTCGCCATCGGTGTCACCTAACACAGTGATCATCAAGTCGATCACTGGGGGGGTTGGGGTGCCGGGGGCTGCTCGCCCCCGGAAGTGTAGTTGGTTCCCATAGGCACGCTGGGCGTGCCTACGGGGCGATGGTGGGGTCGCCTCTGGCGCGTCAACCCTTCACTTCGTCCGCCGGCGAAGGCGCCGGCGGGGGTTGACCCGCCGCCGGCTCCGGGTTGGGGGTTTGGCGAGTGTAGATTCCCTCGAAGTTTTCTTCATAAGGGGATTTGGGGTCGAAATCGTCGCCGACTTCGAAGTCGTCGGCTTCCTCAAATGTTTCGTAGCCCTGGGCGGCTACTTCCTGTTTGAGTTTTTCTGAGCGTACCATCTCGCGGATCTGCTCCTTGACTTCTGGCACATGGCACGAATTTTCTCTTCAGACCCTGCACTCAATTCCGATTTCGTTAAATGCGTCCCACCGGAACGTAGTTTCGCTGTACCCAGCCAAGATG